GCCGAATCAGCCATGTCCGCATGGCGAATTTCGGGTTTTCCGTTTGCTGTGGTTTTGGGCTGGCGGTTCGCAGTCCCTTTGCCATTTCGGAAAGGGCAAGGCAAAGTTGTATGTAGCTTTTCAGCTGTCCGGCATGGAGTCCGTTTTTCCTGCCGTTGGCAGGCTTGTCGAATTGAAATAACCGGAATTCGATTGTGCCTTTTGTAAAAGTTGCATGATAGTTCAGCATATGGTATCGGCTGTCGTTGTAGTGCTGATTTCTGCCGTAATTTGCACCGTTCGCCGTATACCAGATGTCTGCGAACTGTGCCATGTTGGTGGGCTTTTTCCGGTTCAGCTGTTCGATGAATTGGGGATTGACCGTTCTGCAATATCGGTTCATTCTGCCTTGGTCGATTTTCAGGGCGTCTGCAATCAGCCGTTCATGGCTCGCCATAAGGTTGGCGAGGTTTCGCAGGGTTTGCGGTGTGTGTCCGTTTGCTCCAATGTGAATGTGTACTCCGGCTCCGATGCCTGCATGGCTGATTGCTCCGGCTTTGCGAAGCTTTCTGACCAGTTCCTGTAAGGTTTCAATGTCCTCGTATTTCAAAATCGGCGTGACCAGTTCGCACTTTTCGGCATCGCATCCTGCAATGCTGACGTCTTTCTGGAATTTCCATTCTCTGCCCTGTGCATCCCAAGCCGACCAAGTGCTGTAGCCGTTTCGGCTGGCGGTGTATTCGTATCTGCCTGTGCCGAAATGGTCGGCGGCAAGTTTGGCAGCTCGTTCTCTGGTGATGTGGTTCATCTCAATCTCCACGCCGATGGTCTGCTTTTTCAGGTTTTCAATCTGTCTTTCTGTTTTAGCGTTCATAGTGTTTTCCTCCGTAGTTTCGGGCTTTGTCTCGGCTGTCGCCTCGGTCGGTGCTTCTGCTTCGCAGAGGTTGCCACTGGCAACCCGCACCCCTTTCGTTGTACCCATATTAACTCTAAACGGAGGAGATAGCAAGTGGCTAAATCTACAGAAAATGAGGTCAAAAGATTGTGTAGAATACACTCTTGCAATTCTTGCGATTGTATGGTAACATACCGTACAATGGAGGAGGTGCCGCCTTATTTTTTCGCCTCGGATACGGTCTGGAAACTATCAATTTCGGGAATCAGAGCAAGGGAAGAACCGTTTTCCCACCGCATATGAATGCTGCCCGCATCGTCAATATGCGTGACCTCACCGACTGTTCCGGGAAGAACCGGATATGTTTCATTTCGCATAGAAATCAGCTGTAATTTCGTTCCGACAGGGTACTTTTTTCGCAGCTGTTCCAGATATGATTCACTCGGAAACTGCATCAGTATCACCAACCTTTCTGAATGCGGAATTGCCGGACAGATGCCGAAGAATGACCTTTCTTGCCGCCTTGAATTCTACTCCCACCATTCCCAGACGAATCAGGAAACACCGCATGGTGTACTTGGGATTGTCGGAGGTGTCCGGTTTGCGGTTGATGCGGCTCTGGTTCTTGGCAAATTCGCAGAGCATGGAAATGAAGGTGCAGTAGGCATCTGCATCACCGTCCTGTTCGACCGTGAACCATGGAAATTCCACCTTTTCATCAGACGGAATGATGTCCAGCGAATCGGTTTGAAAAGCTGCCTGAAAAAGGGCAGCCTTGTTTTCGCAGATCTGCCGGAGATTGCCCAGTGTATGCTCCGTGAAGAAATCGGCTGGCATCTGTACCGTCAAGCCCTTGGATTCCGGTTCTGATGTGTCCGGAACAGCATAGCCCTGATTTGCCAGTTCGGCAAGAAGCCGTTCTGTTTCCTTATGGTCGGCTTGGTCACTGATTTCCAGATCACCGGACTTGGTAACAGTGTAGCATTCCCCGATTTTGTAGGCACAGGTGGGCATATACTGATATTCTGCCGTTGTTCCAATGATCTTGGCTATCGCCCATGCCAGTTTCTTTCGATTTTCTCCTGCAAGATGAAATTCAATTATCATATGTTTTCCTCCCGATTTTCGGTGATTTGCCTTTCGGCAGTACATATGTTAACTCTTTTTTCCACAGATAGCAACTGTGAGATGTGTAGAATGTTTCGGCGGTCATTTGTAACAGATCACAAATCTGCCCAGACGATTCCGGCAAGCACAAAAACAGCAACATTCAGACAGATGCCATTCCCCCAAAGGTGGTACTCTGCTGCATCACGATATGGATCTTGCAGCCATTTCTGTACCATCTTTCGGCTTTTGGGACGGCTCTCCGGTTTTACCGCTTTTCGGTATTCTTCAAAAATAGCTGTCCATCTGTCAATTTCTTCTTCTGTGGGATTTTCCGATGCCAGGTCACTGCACCATTGATCCGGAAATCCCTGCAGTCTTGCACATTCCTGCGGTGTCAGTCTGCGAACCGCATAACCGCTGGAAACGATGCTGGGGTCTTTGTGGTCCCGTGCCAGCAGTGTAGGGGTCGTTTCCCGAAATGCACTGCTGAAATTTCCCGTAGAAGCAGCATACACTGCATGATGGTCGGTAGCATTCAAAGTGAAAGCGACCTCTTTGTTGACACCGCCGCCCTGCGGTCCGTTTTGGTCAGACCGACCGATCATTGAGCCCTGCAAAGCATAACTTTCCAGCACAGCAATACCGCCTTGGTTTTTTGCTGGTGACTGGTCGCTGGTGTCCAAAGTACGGGCAGTGTCTGCCTCATAAATGCCGCTGTGCGGATTACCGGAAAGCATGGCATTGCTGGAAAAGGAACTGATGCCATATGCTTTCGGCTGAAATACAGTCTGGTCATTGTTGCAGGACAGCGTAGCAGATTTGTTTTCCTGTATCAGACTGCCTTTTCCACCGCCGGCTTTTCCGCAGCGAATCTTCAGTGTTTTCGGTGTATCCATCAACAGCGGAACATTTCCGCCACCGGTTCCGCATCTGGAAGTCAGTGTCTGTACTTTTCCGTTCTCAGAGATCTGAAGCCGGCTGTCAGCAGGATGATTTTCCAGTATACAAGGCGGATGATGGGCTTCTGCCCGAAGGGTGGCAGTGCGTTCTTTCAGAATGTCTATGCGTTCTCCGCCCTGGTCACACAAGCACAAGCCTGCCGTTCCAGAGCTGTCCGCAGCACTTCCGGCAGTTCTTTGCCACGCACGGAGGCTCTCCGCAGAATACCCTGACACACGAACCGTGCCGTCCCCTCTGTCACTTCGTGACATCTCCCCACACTGTGGGGAGTCACCTTCGGACTCAAATAGTATTTTTCCGGCAAGTCTTCCATCAAAATCTGCGACAAGAAAGATCCGTTTTCTTCGCTGGGGAAGATTCCCCCACGGGGTGGGGGAAATGTCAGCTTTAGCTGACAAAGGGGGACGGCACGGTTCGTGTACACCAGTATTGTGCATCAAGAACTCGCCATGCGAGGGAATAGGATTCTGCCAGAATCTCTCCGGCTTTTGTCCATTTTCCCGCAGGTCGAGGAATTGAAATGCTGCTGTCTTTGACCGAACAGATGGCTTCGAGGACACAGCGGAAATCTTCTCCGCCGTTGGAAGAAAATGCTCCGGGGACGTTTTCCCAGACGATGTATCTTGGGTATTTACCATTGCTTGCACACCTCATTTCTCGGATGATACGGATTGCTTCGTGAAACAGAGAAGAACGGCTGCCGTTCAGACCGGTTCGTTTTCCGGCGATGCTCATATCCTGGCATGGACTGCCAAAGGTGATGATGTCCACAGGCGGCAGCTTTGCACCATGCAGTCCGCTGATATTGCCGAAGTGTTGTACCTGCGGCAGTCGTTTTTCTGTCACACGAATGGCAAACGGTTCAATTTCAGAAGACCAGACAGGCACAATGCCTGCCAGCAGTCCGGCAAGCGGAAAACCGCCGCTGCCGTCAAAGAGGCTGCCAAGGGTGAGGTTACGCATCTGACACCTCTACTTCCGAATATTCCATTCGCTTCCCATCCCGAATCAAATACACATCATCGGAATTTCCGTCATGGAGTTTTGTGTACCTTTCAACAGCTACATCAACAAACTTCGGTTCCAGTTCCACACCGAAGCACACACGATTTAGCTGCTCACAGGCAATCAATGTAGAAGCACTTCCCAGAAATCCATCCAGCACCATTCCGTTTGTCTGTGTACACTGGGAAATCAGATAGGCGATCAGCGGCACCGGTTTACTGGATGGATGTCCGCAGCCGTCCTCTTTGCTGTTTTTAATGCGGTCAAATTCAAATACCGTTTTCTGTTTCTGGTCACCATACCAGATATGCTTTCCGTCTTTTCTCCAGCCCCAGATAATCGGTTCATGGATATACTTCCAGTCGGTTCGGGTGAGAACAAGACGGTCTTTCTTCCAGACAAGTCCTGCACCGACTTTGAAGCCTGCATCTTCATAAGCATCATGAAATACACGTGCCTTGGAGGTGGCATAAAACACATAAATGCTTGCATTCTTCGCCATGGCATCTTTGAATCTCTCAAATGCAGATTTCAGAAACGCATATCCTTTTTCATCATCAAGGTCATCATTTTTGATTTTTCCTGACGTACTTTCCAGATTGACAAGATACGGCGGGTCTGTGCAAACAAGATTTACTTTTGTGTCTCCAAGAAGTGCTGTATAGGTTTCCGGCAAAGTGGAATCATCACAGATAACGGTATGCTTTCCAAGATGCCAGATGTCACCTGTTTTGGATTTGCAGGGCTTTTCCAGTTCTGCATCCACATCAAAATCATCCTGTTTTGCTTCATCACTGTTAATGTCGAAAAGGTCAGCAATTTCAGATTCATCGAAACCAGTCAAACCCAGGTCAAATCCGAGATTCTGCAACTCTTCCATCTCAACAGCAAGCAGTTCTTCGTCCCAGCCGGCATCTAACGCCATCCGGTTGTCAGCAAGAATATACGCTTTCTTCTGTGCTTCTGTCAGATGGTCGGCATACACACAGGGGACTTCTGCAATGCCTTCTTCTTTTGCCGCCATAATGCGTCCATGTCCAGCCAGCACATTGTATTCCCGGTCGATAATCACCGGATTCACAAAGCCAAACTCACGCAGAGAGGAACGGAGTTTCAGGATTTGTTCCTTATTGTGTGTTCTGGCGTTGTTTGCATAGGGTACTAACTTGTTGATGTCAACAAGCTGAAATTCTGTGGTTGTGGTCATGCTCCATTCCTCCGCTTCAAAACTTTCTGTAAGCCTTTTCTGGCATCCAGTACTTTTCCGCTGACCGCCTGTCCTTTGATTGTGCGATATTGCTGTTTTGTCATCTTCTGGCGATTGGCTTTCAGATCTCGCCAGAACTGAGTATCTGCTTTCATGCTACCTCACTTTCTGCTGCTCAGAAGCTGTTCCATCAAATCATCCTGTGGCGTACCGTCAAATTTGGTCGTACAGTTCTGCTTTACAATATCGAAAATCTCATACCAGAGCAAATTTGCCTGTTTCTGAAATGTCTGGCTCATCTGCACAAACGGGGAGGCAATAACGCCGCCGGTGGTCGGGTGCTTTCCCAGCAGTCCATAGGTACTGAGGGCTTCTTCACACTGTACAAATCGGGCGAATGCCTGCGAGTAACTTTCCAGCAGCCGTTTGTTGACGTGCTTTTCACAGCCACGCTGTTTCAGCCAGAGCCATGTTTCTTTGTACACAATGTCTGCTCCCAGCGGTTTTCCGTTCTTCTGCTGGGCAGACAAGTACGCACTGGGGCTTGGCATATCCGCACCGGTCAAATCAGCGGCATCGTCCAGATCAGCTGCTTCCAATTCCGGGGCATGAAACTCCATAATATCTGCATCCTTGCCCTCTGCAATTTTGTCGGAGAGGGCTTTCGGCTTATCGCCTGCACGAACTCGTCTGCCGCCTCTTCTTGTGCCGTCCTTTGCCATCTGATTTCACCTGCCTTTTGAGAGAAAAATAGCCGAAACTGCGTAGGTTTCGGCTTGTTTGCATATTTTCGGGGTTAATCCCCCATTTGAACCTTGGTTTTTGTGCGTGAGAGGGAACGCCGGTCTGTAAAAAATTCACAATTAGAGATTTTTATCCCCCCACC